GGTCAGGAGCGGCAGCTTGATGCCGATAGTGGCGGTGCTGTCAGGGGTCAGGATTTCCATCGGTGTCCTTTGGTATGTGGCTATTGTAGGGCCTCTAGCGTCCCCTGGCTCCTGGCCAGGGCCGGTTCTAGAACTGGTCTAGGAGTTTCTTAGTCTCTTTGTCCATATCTTCGCCAATTGTGTCATCAAACACTGCCATGAGATCTTCTTCTTTAATGTCGAAGATTTCACCTTGCATGTCTTGAATTTCATCCCACATAGTTAGTTGCTCAAATAGAAGTTTTAAAAGAAAGAATCAGACCAGAAGATCTGAGGTAGCAAGAGCACCAAGTCGCATACCAGAGGTAAACTTAGTGGTGAAGAATTCGGTCCCGTTGTAGAGACGAATGAACCACTCAAAGTTCTTCTGGAATACACCCTCACCAGAGATTCCATGCTCAGAAAGAATAGCATTGAGACGGGATTTGGTGGTGTTAGATTGCCATCCACCATCGTAAAGTTTGATGCCATTGTCATCAACTTCAGCAATCAGATTGCCATGCAGATAAACATTAGAAACACCGTCAGAATTAATGACTTCGGTGTTAGCATTCTTCCAATCCTTAGACTCGCTGATAGCAGCGTTCATTTGGGATTCGATCTTACGCATGAGAGAAGTGAAGTGGTTTGTTTGAACTGAGGCCAATATGATCGATCCTGGCACGAAAAGCAAGGGGCCAGGGCCGGTTCTCTGACCGTCACATCCCATTCATGAACTCATGGAGTTCGGCATGGTATTGTTCTTCAGTCTCAAAATGACGCCCGTGAATGACACATGGGAAGGTCTTTTTTTGAAACATTGTAGAAGCAATCTCTACATCTTGACGATCATAACCAGACTCGACAAGCTGTTCGACGTAAGGGTTATGAATTCGCATCAATTCCTCATCCATTTGAAGAGCAATTGAACAGGGATCGTTGAAGGTGGTTTTGTTCATGTGGCCAGTATTGCAAAGATTTTGGGAGATCGCAAGGGGGCTTGTGACAGCCCCTCAACTGGTTTTGGCCTGCGTATTTGCTACACTTTTACATCATAAATTACGATTAATTTCTATTAGTAACACGAAGCAATCATATTGCACGATACAAATAATATTATTAAAAATATTAGAGTTATCTTTTAATAAGAAAATATCTTATTAAAGTTTAATCTTTATGTTTTAATTGGCTATTCTTTCTTTATATCTTTATAACGAAATTAACTAATCATTCTTTATATCTTTAAGCTTTTTTTAGCTAGCTTTCTTTATCATCTCTGGCAGAGCTATCATAATCATAATACACACAGGTGTCAAGCCCCTTGACATAACACGCACGCAGGCTTTATAATACACACATAACATAAAGCGCACGGGTAGGTGTGGTGGACCTATGTAAATGCCTGCGCTTTATGTTACACACACATGCACGCAGGATATATTCACACGCAGTCGCGCAGGGGACGCAGTGCATATACCGCGCAGTCCCCTCCCCGCACCCCCGCAGGCTACATCGCAGGCCACCGCGCAGGCAATATACTGCGGCCAGTTCATAAACCGCACAGTACATAAACTTCGCAATACTTCGCAGGATATTATGTCTGGGTTTTCTGAGATTTTCTGAGGGGCGTTGCCTTTCTCGGAGTTTTATGATACAATGCGCGCCAAGATCACAAGACCTGGCTGGATTTAGATCATAAGAATACTGGCCAGATACTCCACAGATACTGGCCAGTTATTCCACAGCTTTTTCCACAGCTTAATTAAAAAAGGGCTTTTTGATCAAAAAATATACCTTTACATATAAATATCAAGTAAGTATCGTCCACTGAATTTTATGCCTTACAATTTAGAAACAACTAGAATCTTACATGATGAAGGTGGTTATGTTGCGATCACTGAAGGTGGTAGTGAAGATGATCCTATTGAAGAAGTTGCTCGAAGAGATCTAGATCCAGGCACTCGTTATTGGATTGTTGATTTTGAGACCTTAGAAAGGTTAAGGACAGAACTTGAAGATCCTATTATGAATGATGACTTTGGTGATGCACTTGAATTAGATGAAGATGCTCTTGGTCCACCAACAGGAGTAGCGATTGGATTTGAAGCATGGTGTGCAGAAAACGGTATTGAAATCGAGGAGGAATGAGAGATGTTTAAAGAGAATATGAGAAGAGCAAAAGCATTACACAAGTATCATTTAAGAAATCATCGTAAGGATGCATTTGCTAAACTTGATGCTCAATATATGATGGCACAAGAAGATAATGATACTGATGCAATGGAGGCGATCAAACAAAAGAAAAGAGTTTTGAGAGATCTTCCTGCAGCTAGTGAAATCACAAGTGCAACATGTATTAATGATTTAAGGAATCATTGGCCAGAAGAACTTGATTGTGTTTGTCCTTATACACAAGCAGAACAATCAGGAGTTCCAAATAATTTTGAAGAATTAGTAGAACTAGAGGAGGAATGAACAATGGGTTACATCAATGGTAACACTTTAGTTTTAAGTAACGCTACCATGAATTCACCTTCAGGTAGCAGCCCTCTCTACTCTTTGAGAGCGGGATGTAAGGGTGCTGGTACAACTCGTAATGCAACATTAAATGTGGGTAGTGTCACTCGTATTGCACAAGGTCGTTACAGATTGAACTTAAGTACATCAACAAGTACCAATTCAATTGGTGCTTGTTCAGCTGCCAATGATAGAAGTTTGACTTGCAATTGTCAATACAATACTACAAGTCAATTCCTCTTTGCTTTTCGTGGTACGAATGACCAAAGATATGATGAAAATACCTCCTGGGGTGTTTTAGTTTCACGTTAATTAAAGGAGTAATTACAAATGGCGGGTATTCTACAAAACAATACTCTTAGACTGAATAACGCTACCATGAATTCTCCTTCAAGTAGCGCTCCCCTTTTTCCATTACGAGCAGCTGGTAAAGGTAGAGGCACGACTCGTGACTTGTCATTAAATGTGTCTAGTGTAAGTCGTCTTGCACAAGGTCGTTACAGATTAAATCTGTCTACTGCAACAAGTTCTAATTCTACAGGTGCTTGTTCAGCTAACCTTGATAGAAGTTTGACTTGTAACTGTAAATACAATACTACAAGTCGATTTCAATTTGCTTTCCGTGGTACAAATGACCAAAGATATGATGAAAATGGTGGTTGGGGTGTTTTAGTCACTCGATAAGATTGGAATGATCTCTGATTGAATTCCTTTCTCCCTTAACATATGTTCCCATAGTAAAGCATCACGTTCATCAAAAAAGGTAGCTCTCTGTGTAGAGCTACCTTTCTTTTTTTGTCTTTTATACACCACTTGAAATTTCATTGAGGATCAGAATAACGATGTTCTTGGGATTTGTAAGTATCAATCATTGAATCTCTTGTCCCTACACATTCTAACTCATTCCAATATTGTGAATAACAAACTAATAAAATATGATTCTTTCGATGATGTGTTCCATCCACTAATTGAACATCAGATTTGGGTGTTGTTCCAAGTTCAATCGTAATATAACTTGAACACTTGAAATATACCCACCCTTCATGATCTTTCCACTTTACATAATCATTGACCTGAGGTTGGTAGTTTGACATAACTCAAAATCTCTAAATTAGCAGAAATCCAAGATGGACACTGATAGTGTTCTTTGCACTGGTGGCCGCATACTGGTGTATGCTGTGGTTGGCCATGATACCTCATCTCCTGGTTTTTTGGCATCGATTGGTGCATGAACCTTATTTGTCTTAAGATGAATAAAACCCCATATTGTTTCTACGGGGTCATCTGTATAAACCCAATCCTCAGTTGATACTAACCAAATCGCATCAAATTTCCGATTGAATTGTCTCCTTGAGTACGTCCAATTCTTCGGTGGTGAGGATAGTAATTTGTCGTCGTAATTCATGTTTAACGTGACTTAAATGACGATGCATCATGGCTTGGTGGGCATTGTCGTGGAGGAGTTCTTCGACTTCTTGAACCTTTCCCAACGCTGATTCAAGGCTTCTGAGTTGTTGATCCATTCGTAATACTCCAATACTTGTTGATAATACTTTTCGTCATAAGTGTTCATATCATGAACTCCTCAACGTAATAGTCTACCGTCACTTCTAATTTAGCAGCTTCTTCCTCCATCTGTTCCCAGAACTCATTCACCAGTGCATCAATCTCTTGATCAGTCATTGTTAATAACCTCATCGAAAGCTTCGTCAATCATACCACAAACAGCATCTTCTTCAAACTCACCCAAATCCCAGATACAAAATGCAATCGCAATTTGTTCCTTCAATTCATCACGCAATTTAGTCAACTGACTAATCGGAACTGTATGTTCAACAGTGTCCTCATTCTCCCAAAAATCAACCCAGTCTTCAGTTGTAGTTTCAGTGATAATCATGGTCATCAGAATACGTTGGTCCAGCGAGTGTGTTGTGTTTGTGTGATGTGTCCTTCCTTCAACATGTTATCACACACATTACAGAACACTTGGAACTTCTCAACCTTTGTTAGAGCACTACCAGTGGCACATGTTTTAATGACCTTGACAATTTGAGATTTGGAAGTAATCATCACTTCTGAAGTTGAATGTTGATGTCAAGCCAATTAGGATAGTTGTTCATCACCCATTTTTCTATCCTGTTGTTCTGTGCAACGATACCCTTGTGTGATGTGGGTCGTGTCGGCATTGTCTTGTAGAATGTAATCACATTCTCATCATCAGTTGTGACATTGACAATGTAAGTTGCAGTAGTGGTTTTCATCAATCAACCTCCGAACATTTCAGCGAACAGATCAACGTCTTGCATCTCTACATGACGATCAAGTTGATTCCGTGCTTCAATCAGTGCAGCTTGTTTCATCTTCAGTTTGTCCATCTCAACATTCAGATAGTGCAAACGAGTGTTGATCTGACAACGATCCATACCATCAACGGTAGGAATGTCATAAGTGGTGTCGTTGATGATGCGTGGTTGAAGCATGACGGTCATGGGTGTTCCTCTCAACAAAGCCAATATAAACGATCTGAGACCCTCTGGCGGGTCACTGGGCCGGTTCCTCAACAGGCACAGACCAAACCAGGATTGAACAGTTGTGGGATTTCATTGAATGCAGTCACCTCATAGCCATAACCCAGACGAGAATCAACCTCACGCTCCATGTCACGTTTGTTGATCATCGACTTGGATTGAGTGCCACCCATAAAGGTAACGACCTTGAGCATCTGACGAGAGTTGATCGTACCGTCAGAGAACTTGACGGGATAGAAGTCAACAACCATGTTTCCGCCTTGTGCAGTGAGTTGCATGTGGTGTGTTTCCTTGATTACTTGGCTAGTATAGACTGAATTGGGGGTCTGTGATCAGACGGTGGACAGCCCTAGAAGTGACACTCGGACCAGTCCAGTTTGTCAGACCATTCTGCAATGGCATTGTAACACTTAGTGCGGATTTCTTCACTATAATCATCCTCATCATCAAACCCAAAGTCATTCATAAACTCAAAGGCATACTTAATCCGTGTTTCGGGTTGTGCCAGGATACGATCAAGTTCCTGTTTTGCAGTCTTTTTCTCTTCTTGCATTTTTTGATAGTTTGCATTGTAAGCAAACATTTCACGATCAGCGAAGTTGGTTGTGTAGTAAGGATGCATCAAGTGTTCCTCTCAACATGGCCAATATACATCCCTGAGAGCCCCCTGGCACGTCTTGTGGCCGGTTTGATCAACTGTCCACTACCAGAGTCAATGGCCCCACTTGTAATTTACTGTTATCAACCTCGAATGGCTTGGTAGACCACAATACACTAAACTGCCGTGTCCATCCCAAGATCCAACCAGGACCGTTGACCTGTCTCCCACAACACCCATTCGCTTTAATTGAGTTTTTAATAATTTGTGGGTGTTTAATCAGTTGTGCTAGACATACAGCAATCTCTCCACATGTAATAACATACTTTGACCCATATTGGTCGGTATATGTACCATTTTCAACTGGAACACTCCAGAGTGGATCAACGTCATCAGTCATCATCTCTCGACGATCACCAATCACATATGTGCCTTGTCCAAGACTTACTTTCATTGCAAAACGTGTTGTGTTGGGAACCAACCAGTGCTCCTGAGAAGTGTAGTGTCAGCTGTGTTGTCTTCTGACTCTCCTGGAGTGTGTTCTGTCACGGGAAGGTGACCCATTCCCATCTTTTTAGCCAACTCAGTGACATAAACGCCATTTCCTGTACCGACAGGGACAGGGCCGGTAAGATCACTCGCCATCAGGTATCGGATCGCACGGGCAACGTCTCTTACATGAATCCAGTCGCGTTTGTGGTTTGTGATATAAGTTGCGGTACGATCTTCCAACATACGGTACAACATATCCTTACGACTGTTAGGACCATAAACCGTGGTGAATCTCATCCCCACACTATTTGGTGGGGCCATTTGTTCATTGATCCACTTAGTCATTGCATAGGGATTGTCCCAGTAGTTACCATCAACGGCACTAGAAGAGGCGTACAACAAACGGGTATTAGTTTCCCTACACCAGTCAAAAATCTTTTTAGTTTTAACAACATTGTTAATGTAAAAACTCTCTGGATTCTTGAGGCTATCACGAATGTTAGCAAGGGCAGCCAAGTGAATGACAACATCGTAGTTTCCTCCGTCAAAGTTTTCTATGTCATCTGGTCGGTCAATTCCTGTCACCCAGTTACCATGAGTTTCAACAAAATCACGATAAACATATGAACCGATGAAACCTTTATGGCCGGTTACCAAAACCTTTTGACTCATGATCAAGCACCTCAATATGTGAAATAAACCATCTGGGAGTGTTCCACCATATTTCAGTGGCAACTTCCCAACTGTCAACAACAACAGATTCTTTGTTGTTGTTCACTACCTTATACTTATGTCGGTTGTAGAGGAGATCTGATGTGCAGTTGAAGTATCTTGGGTCAGTGGGTTCAATTAGTTGAGTCATTTTTTACTCTTTAATTTCTTGTCTATCCATTTTTTCGCAGTCTCAACAGTGCGACACTTTTTGAGTTGAACACATGCACCACCATTAGGGCCTAGAATCATGTATTGAGAACTACCTGCAATTGGTACAATCCCATACTCATGATCGGGACCATAAAAACATCCTGGGTGAGTGTTACCCAGGATGGAAGGCATTTCTTGTTTCTTCATTAGAATCGATCAGGAATTTTCTTCTGTAACAATGAAGTTTGTGTTTCAAAATCCTGTTGGATTTGCAGTGGACGATGACCACCAATCATCTTTTTAATTAGTGAAGCTCTGTCAACCTGTTGTCTGTGATGGGCAATCCAACCATCTAGACATTCATTCAAATCATCCCAGAAATGTGATGGATTGTCATCTTCAAGATATTCACAAATGGAATCATCAAGTCGATCTTTGCGTTGTTCTTCAAAGGGTTTCATGACACAAGAAATTTACGTTCGTATTCTAAGAGATCACTGGGAGCTTGTGTGATCTCATTGTCATCACATTCTACTGCACTTGCCCACCTTTGTCCATTCTTCCTATACAATTTGATTCCCAAATGTTTGTATTTCAAATTAGTTGGGACCAATACTTTATATCCACTTTCATCATTCTTAGTCAGGGCACTGAGTTTATCATTCTCTTCTTTTGTCACCTTGATTGTTGTTCTTGACAGGAAGAATAACATCTCAAAAGTATCATAGTCATCCAAATATGTATCTGGATTGTCCATGATCATCCGACAGATGAACTGGGGTGACAGACAATGATCATCTGTACGTTGAGTTGGGTTGTTGAGTGCCTCCTCACTGATTAGCCCAGTGTGGTTGAGACCAGAACAGAACACCAGATCGTAAAAGATTCTGGTGATTGGCCGATGGTTTGCAGGATCATTCCAGTTGTCAACATTTGCACGAAGAGCATCAAAACAGACTCGGGAATAGGGTTTGAAGTCCTTACTCATTTGTTTGCACCTCTGCGAGTTCAGTTTCAGTGCGAATTGCAGCAGCAACCTTCTCAATCAAGGTAAAAAGTTGATTGAGAAACTTACGAATAGTTTCATTAACATCATTCTCAGTCCATGCACGATAGACAAACTGAGAGAGTCCAACAATTACAGCTGCGATAGTGACAGCAAAGTAGACAACTTTTTCGGAGAGATTGAAGAGTTTGTTCATTGTTAAAATCAGAGATAAAGGAAAGAACCGTAAGAATCACAAATGTGAGGATTATCTATCAGTTGAGTGATCAAATAACGAACACCTTTTGCAGGAGCTTTACATGATGCGGGTTTGTAACATTCACCAGTATTCTTGTCAATGAACATCCAGCAAGAACGTCCTCTGATTCGTCCCTCATCACCGACAAGATAAGACCAGACTTTAATATACTTTCGACCTTCTTCAATTTCGAGTTGAGTGTAAACGGAACTACCAGATTCAATGGAATTAACTTTCCACTCATTGTTCAGAACCTCCACAAGAGCTTCAGTCAGAAATTGTGGTTTGGATTGAGTGATGGTCATTGGTGTTCCTCTCAACATGGCCAATATACACGGTCTGGCGACCCATGGCGGGTCACTAGGCCGGTTTACCGTTTGACCACCGACACTGCAGCGTCTCCCTTCTCAAATACAGTATCAACGACGGCCTGCAGTTTGCGGGAGGTGCTGATACCCACACGATCATAAACAGGGACAACACAGAGACCAAAGGTCTTAGACTTGTCACCCAGACGAATCACACGACCGATAGATTGACTCAGGGAGATGTAATCCATGTTCCGCATGAAGATAACAGCTTCAAGACCCTTGACATTGATACCTTCAGATAGAATAGAGTGGTGCAGAACAACAAACTTTTTCTCAGGATCAACACCCCAAGCATTCAAAGTCTTGAAGAATTGTTCACGGGAGACTTTCTTACCATCAATCACAGCTCCAGTCTTGGATGTGATATACATGCAAGAATAGCCACGTTGAGTGAGTTTAATCTGAAAGTCAGAGTGACTCATCAAACGGATGATTTGTTTGGTTGAACGAGCAGCAACCAGGATCTTATCTACACTATTCTCGTCAATACTCTCAATCAGATTCTGAGAGTCAGAGAGTTGAAACTCATGGGTTGGAAGATTCTTGACCACAACCTTTGGAGGCAAGATGTAACCTTCCTCAACTAATTTAGGTGCAGGAACATTTGCAATCACCTGACCATAAACCTCAGGATCATTCATCCCAGGCTTGGAGATAGTGACAGAATGTTTGGGAGTGGCAGTAAAGAAGAATGCACGACCAGCTTCATGACTGAAGAACTCAGTCGCAGGAAAGAATTGACGACTCACACTGTTGTGGGCCTCATCAAAATAAATGGTGTTGACTTCAATATCTGCCTGCTGAACTTTATGCAGAGAGTGATAAGTGGTGAAGATGATGCAGTTCTCACCTGCTGTACGGGCAGTGTTAGCGAACAGGTGAATCTTCTCGGGGTTGGTAGTGTGGAAGAACTCAACATCACCACTGTGAACGTGCATCACATGAGCATTGTGAGCAGGAGAAACCAACTCAAGAAACTCCTTGCAAAGTTGTTCTGCAAGCAGAATACGAGGAGCAACAACAACAAAAGTCTGACCATGATGACGGACTTCCATGTTAGTAATGGCGTCATCAATCATACAAATAGTCTTGCCACCACCCGTAGGGATGATCACTTGACCTTTGTCGTTCTTCCACATTGCATTGACTGATTCACGCTGGTGGGGTCGCAGAGTGTAGGTCAAGTCACCTCCGTGTCAACATAGCCAATATACAAAAAAACGACCCTCTAGGCGAGGGCCGTGGACAGTTCTCAGACTGTCATTTTGGTTCGGTAATCCTTTAGTTTCTGATACAACTCTGAATAATTCGTACCTGGTGAAATTTGTTCTTGATTTCGTTCATGCCAACCAGATAATACCTCCAGGGATGTAATTAGAGCTTCGACTTCTTGCAGAGAAAGATTCATTGATTACCACTCGATATCGGAGTTTTCTTCAGACACGTCTACCAAACGTACACTTTCGTCGCCTTGGATGTCAAGCATATTTTCCCAATTGAAATCTTCAGGATGACTATCATCCAGGATCTCAAGTTCCAAAGTGACAAGATAACGACGCTTCTGCAACAGTTGGGTCATTGGTCTGAAGTGAACACCGTCCTAATATATCTAGGTCAGGAGTCCTTGTCAAGGCCCCCTAGGGCTTTTTCTGCCATGTGTTCCGTCACAAGGTTCATGAACTGTTGTTTCACTTGAGCATTCAGTTGATCTTCATCTTCAAGTTCTTCAACGAAATAGTAAACATTTGCAATGATGTCCATAGACTTTTGATCATCAACATCATTGTAATCGTTATACCTATCAGTCAAATACTCTTTGATTTTTTCAAGATTGTTCATAATACATCTCCTTCATAACGAGAAGTCCACATGGTCAAACTATATTTTACACCCGAAAGTAGTTCAGTGCAAGCATGTCCATGTGTCACAGCACCAGGGAACAACAACATTTTACCGATTGGCAAGTTCTTATTACTAATCTTTTGTCTGGGGAAGATCAACTCTCCACCCTCATAGTCATCATTAAGTTTGACAGATCCAGTAACAAGAGAAGCATCTGTATGTAAAGCTAATTCTTTTTGTGTCTCAAGAGAATATCTCATCACAAAAGCATCACGCATACCATACATTTGTGTGGGTTTCCAATGATGTTCAATGATTGGATTGATAACTTCATTCCAATGTTCCTGTAACTCTTCCCACAAACCAAGTTTCTTCAATCGAATCTCTTGAGCAGGAAACTTATCGTAAGAAAGACTACCCCACTCACCATCTGCATCAGCACGACGAATCATATCCTCACACATTGTAGGAGTCATGTAATCAACCAACAACATATCGTCATTGATGTATTCGTATTTCTTTGGAGTTAGATAATTGATTCTGTGACCATACAGTCTCTCAAAAATATCTTCTAACCGATCCTTAGCTTCGGTTCCACCATTACCATGATACAAACATGGATAACAGAAAGTATTTGGATTGTAAAGTTGCAGTTTACTTAACTGAACATCTGGATCATTACATTGGAAAACATAACATTCATGATCCAATTTGATGTCATGTTCACCACTCAAATACTTTTTCTGGAAATAAAGTTGATCATCTTCATGATCTTCAATTGGATCCGCAAAGATTTTTTTAAGTTCATCTACACGACCAATGTATAATCCACTATTCAGATATTTGTAAGGAGTGCCACATTCAGGAAACTCCAAAGACTCATCAGGCCAAAGGTATCTCTCTGCAGCAAATAATACTTTGCACTTAAACTCCAGATATCTCCTAATAATTTCTTGTAAATCTGACGCAGCAAATGTATCAAATCCATCCATGAACAAAACTACATCGTGATTTGGTAGTTTGTTCAAATAACTGCGAAGTATATTTACTTTCTGACCACCGCCTGGACCAGACATGTCTGATCCTTTCCATTCAATACCTTTACCTACATTCTTTACCTTGAAATTATTCTTTCCTACAGATTCATACAAGTAATTACACTTGTACTCATCATCAGCTACAGTGACAACATGAGTCCTGAAATCAATGAAGTATTTGTATCTGTCAATTGGATCAACGTCAGAGGGGAATAAATTTCTACCAACAGGAGTTACAACATTATCTCTGAATCCACAAGGATTCAGAGACTTCATCATTGTTGGTAAGTATTCATCAACAGGAATGATTTGTTTATGTGGTCTTGGTTGAACTAAAATCTTGGCAGCTTCAGGTGTAAGTGCATATGCCAAAGTCCAATATGGATATTTTGGAACTACCAAATCATCATCAATTGGCGTTGAGTTTTCCATCTCAAGCCAACCAAGATATGCAAAATTATAGTCCTCTAATAACTCTTCAACACGTTTTTCAGAGAATCTATCAGTAATGACACCATCATCTTCAAAAATAATAATGGGTTCATCTAGTTCAATACATTTTTTCCACAAGATATAGTGAGAAATGAAACATCCCACCTCACCAGATGTGATGTGAGTATTGTGGATTGGATCAATCCAATTTTTGTTAGTATCATATCCGTTTTGACACAGATAGTGATAATCTAGTCGCGATCCATCAACTGCAGAGAAAAATTCATATTCTATCTTTCTATGATTTGTGTCATCAAACCATCTGCGTCTTTCTTGTCTCGATTCAAGTGATACTACAAACTTTTTCATCTCCAATGTGGCCCCTCAAACCAACAAACAATACTATTTCTTTTACCTTTAGTAACAGGAGTTACCCAATGTGGTGTCCATGAAGGAAACCAGATGACTGTACCCTGATCTTTGTAATCGGATGGAGGTTCTCCTTCAACATCAAGCCCAAGGTCCCCACCTTCATATGTAGACGGATCCGTGAGTTGTAAAACTACAGATAGTTTTCTATGTGGATTTTCTGTCCAGAAAACATCATGATGTCTCTTATACTCACCTTTGTAACTTTCATCATACTCTGTATATTGCATGAATCGAAGATCTTCAATGTGAAAATTAAACCACTCTCGATTTACCTGAATGGTCATATCCCACATCTTTTTAAAAAGATCTGGATAAATGTCATCATGAACAAATCTTACCTTACTACGACGATACTTTGAATTTACATCAGTATCATCAGTATCGGCACCAATAACACCATCACTTTCTGGAAAATTTACAGATCGTTCGACAATACTTTCACACTCTTCTTTTGAAAATGCATTTCTCCAGACAGACCATTCACCTTTCATTCCATCCTCAACAATTCTACTATGTCAGTATCAATCCATCCCGTCATAATTGTCTTTTCTGATGTATGTGATATTTGTCCTCTATGAACATGTGTAAAATTAGCCGGAAAGATCACTACTTTTCCTCTTTCAGCTTTACATGTGTAGTTCCAATCTCTAAATTCTGTACCACCATCAGGCACATCATTTAAGTACAAAATATACACAAACATACGATGTGTATACTTACCAGTAGCATCGGCATGCCATTTTTTATATCCACCTCCAGGTTCATAAAGTTGAAACTGGGGAGGATTCATACAGAACAGTTCACCCCTAAAATTTAAATCTATGTCCTGATAATATTTTGGAAATATTTCTTGATTTAATTCATTTGCAAGTTTATCCATACCAAGAGATGATGGTCCCTTTGGATACATCTCCGCAAAGTCAGCTGGCAAGATATCCCAACTGTCTTTGGCTTCGGTCATGTCATAGTCTTCAGGTGCATCTGGACTCCATGCAGTTCCAGGTTGACCATAACCTTTTTCTTTTAAACCTTTGGTTACATCAAAAAGTAAATCACAGATCGAAGGATCTTTGATGAAGTATTCACGAATAAAAAACATTATGCGTCTACGGCGTCACTAAAATAATCAGTTGTTTTCAGATAAGTATAGATCTGACTGGAGATGTCACCATCTTCAATAAAACATCTAAACTCTTTAGAGTTATCAAGACCAAGTTTACCAACTGGTTTCATACCGTTTGCTCTGGCTTCAGCACTAGAATACACTGAAAGTGTGATCCAGGCAATCCTTCCAGCTTTGAAGTTTACAGCTGGTTCACCATTTGCGATGCGTTGTTCATCTGTTAGATCTGGATATCCAGGAAAAACGAAATCATGAAGTCTTTTTTCAACACGAACTTCTCTAATAACAAAATATGCATCAGGCACAGTAACACCCGTGCCTGTAATTTCATAATCTTTACTCAGTGCCATTCTGATTCTCCAGTCTGTCGAGTCTATCTTTCAAATTATTTATGACGACGTTTTGTTCCTTAATAGCTTCAACCAGGTGTGCAGTCAAAGAAGAATATGCAACAGTCAGATACTGTTCACCAGTTATTTCTCGAAGACCTTCAGTAACCAGTCTTGGTTCAACTTCTTGCATTTCTTGTGCAATAAAACCAAGGTTCTCACCTTCACCCATCTTGGGATCTTTCCATTCAAAAGATACACCACGCATCTTCAGAACTTTATTAAGTGATCCATCAAGAGGTTGAATGTTATCCTTCAATCTACGGTCAGAGTTTGCAGTAACTGTACCACTGACACTGATGCCACCATTTGTAGTTGTAAGCTTTTCTCCACCATTATAATACAGTTTGGTGAAGTTGTTGCGTTGGAAATAAACACACCATTCATTATCAATGTCATTATAAAGACCAGCGTTATCATTGTCAGCCGCCATGAATACATAACGGTTATCAATTGAATAACCTTCCCAACCACCATCACCACCACCAGTGGTTCTAATGGTTCCGTAGTTACCACTAGAGTTTGAAATACCCTGAGAACTATTAACGAACAGACCCGTATCACCACGGAATCTTTCTGGTGTGTAACAACCATTGCCAAATTCATTCTGGTTGTTGATTCTCAACCAACCATCATTATAGTCAGCGGTAACAGCCGTTCTACTATTGAACGACATACCTCTGTTGTCATTCGTAGAGTTAGCAGAGAAATTCAGAACATCATTACCACCACCAGTAATTGTTACCGATGGAGTGGTGTTAGGTCCTGGTGGGCCGACGGGACCTGTGGGACCTGTGGGACCTCTGGCACCCTTCTGACCCTTAGGACCAGTTGGGCCGGTAGGACCAGTGGGACCTTGTGGACCTGTGGGACCTGTTGCGCCTCGGGCACCTTTCTGACCCTTCTCGCCCTTAGCGCCTGTAGGACCTGTGGGACCAGTTGGGCCGACGGGACCTGTGGGACCTGTGGGACCTGTTGCGCCAGTTTGACCCTTTTGTCCCTTCTCACCCTTAGGACCTGTTGCACCTTGAGCACCCTTCTGACCCTTAGGACCCGTTGGGCCTGTGGGACCAGTGGGACCTTGTGGACCAGTTGGGCCGGTAGGACCAGTAGGACCAGTAGGACCTTGAGCACCCTTCTGACCTTTTTCACCAAGTTCACCCTTCTGACCTTTGGGTCCAGTAGGGCCAAGTTCACCTTTTTGACCTTTATCACCCTTCTGACCTTTATCACCTTTTGGACCGATTTCTCCTTTTTGTCCCTTTTGTCCTTTCTCACCTTTGGGACCTTGGAGTGCAGCAGTTGCAATTGATTCCCACTTGACGCCAGAGGCATCACCAATCAGAACAGATGTTGCAGCACCAACCTGACCATATCTGTCTTCCAGATAAGAATCAAGTTCTAATGTACCAGCAATTGTTGTTGCACCACCAACTAATACAGCTTGAGATCTAAATGTTCCAGTTACAGTTGCACCAAATCCTGTAGTTTCAAATTTCTTGGCGTTGTCGTAGTATATCTCCACATTTGAGTTTTGATTACCAACGAGCATATTCTCGCCATTATTACCTTGTAATTTTAGATACTGACTTCGTATTCTTAAATCAGATGTTGCGTTTGTTATATAACTATTAGACGCATCATGATAAATCTGCAAATCATTACCATCACCAAGTCTCAATCTATCATTATCACCAAGATTTACATTAGCTTGGAAGGTAGTAACACCAGCATTGATTAAACCATTGGATCTAAAGGTTCCAAAAACTGTTGCACCATAACCAGTGGTTTCAAATTTCTTGGAGTTGTTGAAATAGAGTTGTACTGATCCATTTTCAATAAAGTGAGCAATAGATTCAGTGTCGGCAGCATTTCTAAATTCAACTCTATTTGATGTAACATACAGATTACCCTGGCCAGAGTCTTTTATGTAACTATGAGAACCAGAATGATAGATCTCTAAATCATTACCAGCACCAAGTCTTAATTTGTCATTGTCACCAAAATTGGCATTACCTTGGAATGTAGAAACACCAGAGTTAACAAAACCATTAACGTTGAGTGTTCCTATTACAGTTGCGCCAAATCCTGTAGTTTCAAATTTCTTGGAGTTGTCATAATAAAGATCTACCGAACCATTTTGTGTTGCTTGAATAGCAAGTTCAGTTTCATTTTGGTAGATAAGAACATTAGTTCCTTCAATAATTAAATTCCCTGTTCCAACATCTCTAATGTAACTGTTAGATCCATTGTGATAAATTTGCAAGTCGGAATCATTACCAAAATGTATTGTGTCATTGTCACCAAGATATACATTGGCTTGGAATGAAGTAATACCAGTGTTAATCAGACCATTAGATCTAAAGGTTCCAGTTAAAGATGCACCATAACCAGTGGTTGAAAATTTCTTAGAGTTGTCGTAGTAGAGATCCACTCCAGCATTATTGAAAGCCTGGATATGAGTCTCATTATCTGCACTATTCTTCAGTGCAAAATTATTTGATAAAATCTTTAAACTTTCTGTGCCGGTATCTTTGATGATACTGTGAGATCCATCATGAAGAATTTCAAGATCACTACCTGCACCAATTTGAATTACATCGTTCTCACCAAGTTTCAGATTATCGGTTAAGGTGGTAATACCAGTTACTTGTAGAGATTCTGTTTGAACACTGGTAATAATACCAGTAGAAGATGATGTGATTCCAGTGACGTTTAGATTAATAAACTCTGGATAATCAGTAAGACTGATATCACCACCAGAAATATTAAGTTGAGCGTCGTCTCGAACTCTCACAACACCATGAGTTACATCTGTAGCTCGTGTGATCGTGTTTTCAGTTACAATTCCTGTTATTCGACCATAATTATCAAACGTTATTCCTTGTACAAATACTGTAGATCCAGTAGAAACATAACTTAAGTTAGCGGATGTTGTAGCCAGATCAATACTATCTGGATTGACGACAATTCTATTAGGGTCTTCAGTTACAACGTCCAGAGTGTTAGCAGTCTTAACAAGACCATCACCAGCAGTTACCTGACCAGGCGCAGTAAACTGCGTGTATTCAATCGCAGATGTACCAATCGCAACAGGTTCCTTCGTCAACTGAACGAAACCATTACCTTCGTTGATTGCACCATTCAGAACGAATGTAAATGCACCAGCGACGACTTCACCTGGTTCATCATAATCAGTAACCCTTTGAAGTTCCCAAGATGTAGATCCACTACCAATTCTTGTAACTTCATAAAAACCATTGTGTGCGGTATTTCCTACTCCACCAACACCCTGGTCTTTAATAAGAATACGATCTTGAAGTTGAAGTCCAGTTACACCATCAAGTAAACCTTGAATACTTCCATTCGCATCAGCAAATAATTTAGCACCAACACCAGAAAGTCCATTTGTATAAGAAAGACCCGATATTGCTTGTGTCGAACCTGCAGAAACAGCAGCTTTAATAACAATACCTGCCTGGACACTATCAACGTATGCCTTGTTGGCCATTTCAAGAGAATCAACAGGCGTAGAAGCTGTACCGTAGAATCTTCTTGCGTAGATATTTTCATGGACGGTTACATCACCACTGACCGCCAGTTTTCTATTTGGATTTGTACTACCAATACCAGTTCTTTCTGTACCATCAATATAAACTAATCCAGCTGCACCACCCAGAGTACCACCATCATTATACTGAACTTGGGTATCATCACCATTAGCAACGTCTAATGCACCAACGGTAATTGTAGCACCAATACCACTTGCAGTTGCAAGTACACCAAGACCAACAAAATCAAGAGATGAAATACTACCCGCAGTACCTACAATATTTCCTTCATCCTTAACAGTAAATCCAGCATCACCAAAGTTTACCCAGTTTACCTGTGTTCCAGTCGATTGAAGGACCTGACCTGCAGCACCAATTTCACCATCTCGATCTCTAATCCCAGCGTAAAAAGTAACGTCTCCAGAGAAAGTAGAAGCTGCAGATACAGTAACTCCACCACCGACAGTTACATCGGTGGATGTGAGAGTGGTAATAATACCAGTTGCAGCATAAAGATTTTCTGTATCAACACTTGTAGCGTCAATATCAAGACTACCAGCGCTGGCTTCAAGAGTAGAAATTCTTAAATCAGTAAATGTAGCACCAGTACCTACAAAATCAGTTGTATCAATACGAGTCGATACAAGATTCGTAAATGTAGCACCAGTACCAACAGTATTTGTTGCAGTTAAATTAGTCGCATCAAGATCAGTAAATGTAGCACCTGTACCAACAGTATCTGTTGGAGCTAATCTGGTTACCGTAACATCTCCATTTACAACAACAGTAGTAAATGTAGCACCAGTACCAACAGTATCTGTTGCAGTTAAATGAGTCGCATCAAGATCAGTAAATGTAGCACCTGTACCAACAGTATCGGTGGGTGTAAATCTAGTTGCATTAAGGTCAGTAAATGTACCAGCAGTACCCACAGTATCGGTGGGTGCAAGTCTGGTTATCGTAGCATCCCCATTTACAACAACAGTAGTAAATGTGGCAGCAGTACCTACAGTGTCGGTGGGTGTAAATCTACTTGCGTCGAGATCGGTAAATGTAGCAGCAGTACCAACAGTGTCTGTTGGAGCTAATCTAGTTACATCAAGATCAGTAAATGTACCAGCAGTACCAACAGTATCTGTTGGAGTTAATCTTGATATTGTGGCTTCATTAGTTACATTTAAAGTGATAAATGTGGCTGCAGTACCTACAATATCTTCTGGATTAAATCTGTCAGTAGTAAGATCAGTAAATGTAGCAGCAACACCTATACTATCTGTAGTTGTCAGAGTAGTGATGATGCCAGTATAAATTGTGGCTTTTGTAAAAGTCGCAGCAGTACCTACAGTATCGGTAGGTGTAAAGTGCGTTACCGTAAGGTTAGTAAAAGTACCAGCAGTACCTACAGTATCTGTAAGTGTAGCTGCAGTAATAATACCCGTAGTTGCATATAAAACTGTACCAGCATCAACAGTTTCAGCGTTTACTGTCGTGACATTTGCTGTGGTGATTGTTGAGTCTGTAGAGTTGAAGGTAGTAATAGTACCACCAGCACTCACAAAATCTGTAGAGTCAAGACTCGTTATAACACCAACCTGGGCATAAAGATTAGAACTGGCATCTACAACTTCAGCATTAACTGTTGTAATGATACCACTAGCCGCTGTAATAATTCCAGTCGCATTAATTCCACCTACAGTTGGAGTATCGGTAAGAATTCTGGAACCAGTTGTACCAGTTCCTACTAGAGAATTTTCCGCATCCGCAACTCCAAGGTTAGGTTCAGCATCAGCCAAACCCAGGAATTCATACCTGTCTGAACTAACTCCTGTTGGGTCGTTAGCTGGGACGCGACCAGAAATGTAATTAGGCATTTTTTATTACTGTTTGGCGGTTTCCAGAATGTTCAGTGTAAGTTCTACTGTGCTGTTAGAGGTCGCACTGATTCTAAATTCATCATCAGTCTCAAGAATCAATTTACCATCAATCATCGACAAAGTATCATTTGTCGGGATCTTAATATTATTTACAACAGCAATTTCACCGAGACCATCAGTTCCTCTGTAATGAGAGGCGGTGACTGTTGCAACTCCAGTCGAAACATTTGCAGCATATGCTCCAAGAACAATAGAGGCGACGTTAGCAGGAGCAGTATAAATTCCAACCGTGCTCGTAGTTACCTGATGTCTAATTGTCTTGAATACATTTAACGGGGTAATCGCCATTTTTTAGTCTTCCAGAGCGATGATTAGAGGTGTTACTGTATTTAGAAGACTCTGGTTGAAAGCTCTACCAGAGATCGTTCCTGTGACCTGGTTAATGTTTACATCATCACCAATTCTAAAGTTACCTGATTGATCGGTTGATGTATAAACAACCAACCCACCATCTCGTTTGACAACTTCAGCACTTTGAATACCAACACCACCAAGTCTAGGACGAGATCCAGCTAAATCACCACCAGATCCAATCCATTCAAAAGAGTGAGAAGATGCAAGAACCAAACTTACTTGATAGAAGAAAGCCGTAGTTCCAACCCCAACAGGATTATTCAAAACCTGGTCAAACACAACCGTAGATATACCTGTGTAAGGATCTGGTTGTGTAGCTTCCTGGATTGTGTAATATAGAGGTCTCATTCCAGTGGTGGTTCCCGCAGAAACTGTTGGACTACCGCCAGTCAACGTAATTGTTGGATTGTTGATATATTGAGAACCATTGTTCGTAACCGTGATCTCTTTAATCTTACCATTTTCTACTGTAGCTTCTGCAGTCGCTGTAGTTCCATTAAGTCCCTCTGGATCAGAAATTGTAACTGTCGGAGTAGATACATATCCTTGACCAGGACTTGTAACATCAATCTTGTCCAACTGTTTATACAGTTTATCAAGGAATAATACCTGACCGTCATATGGGCGGTTTGCATACAGTTTAGAAACTGCAGCACGTCTTGCAGTACCTCCACTTACATATGTGTGACCAAATGTTGCAATACCGACATCAATAGTAAAAGTAGTACTAGTAATACCAGTAACTTCAAAGATACTTCCATAGTTAGAACTACCATCAGGGAAAATGGTAGTTGTCACACCAGCGGTGGCAGTACCACCAGAAACATAAGTGTGAACAATTGTGGAAACACCAACATTAACTTCAAATTCAGTGGAACTGTTTACAGAACTGACACGGAATACGTCATGACCATAAGCTGCATTTGAGTCATACAATGCAGTTGGGAAAATATTCGTAAATGGCGGACCACCAGATGTACAACTGAATTCAATATCTGCAAGTTGAACAGTTTTATGCAACGCAGCTCCATGCCCTGATGAAGTTGTAATCGTAGCAATACCTACAGTGTTATCATATTCAACATTTGAAATATTTACCGTGACACCTGTTGATCCAGAACAACTAAATTCAATACTATCTAACTTTACATTGTCACCAACTTTGAGGAAGTGTGGTTTACTAACTGTTACTGTGGATATACCAGAGTCGTTGTCATATAAGAAGTTAGTGACGGTTCTGATTCCAGCCTGAACGAATGTGTGTGGAATACTAGAGATACCAGAGTAAATGTTAAACTTGGTAGAACTCTCAACACCCTTTACATCAAAAACAAATCCAGACTTTCCTGGTTCAATATTTGGATCTGGGAAAATATCGGTGTTAATGCCAGCACGAACAATACCACCAGAAACATAAGTGTGAGTAAATCCAGCTGCACCTACATTAGATGTAAATGAAGTTGAATTCACTAAACTATCCACTTTAAACATATATCCCTGAGTTCCATCAGGGAAAATAGTTGTCGTAATTCCAGGAGAACCAGTACAAGTAAATTCAAGACCAGATAACTTATAGTTACCACCAGCAACCAATCCATGATCTGTTGATGTAGTTACTGTAGCGAGACCAGTTGCAGAATCATATGTAAATGCACTAACTGCATGTGTTGCACCATAACTTACTGGACATGTAAATCCAATACCACTGAGTGTTGCAGCATATCCAACGACTAGATTATGAGCTTCACTTGTCGTTACAGTTGAATATCCTGTAGATGGATCATATTCAAAGTTAGTGATTTCAATTCCCTTTACATTACCTAGTTGAATTTGAAGTCTATCACTTGCAATACCAGATGAACTGGTGGTAAATCCAACATATTGAAGTTGACTTACATTATCACCAATCAATCCATACTCACCGAAAGAAGAGTTGGAGTTTGTGATGTCACACTGACCACCAGAACCACAGAAAATACTTGTTCCAGAGTTGATTGTAAAGATCGAAACTAACTGTGCATAAGCTTTATTGGTGATCGATACACCAACACCATTTTGATTATATTGAGTATAGGAGTCAACAACCATCGAGCCATTGACACCATTATTACCCATTCTCAGATCACCATCAATTCTCATTCCAATACTGTTAGGAATGAAATTCGTACAGTTGCGAACGTATGGAGACTGAGTTACAACACCAACGCGAGTTGGATCAAAAGCAACAACGGCATGAGTTGTGGCAGAACCCACAAAACTCATGTTACCAAGGAATACGCCGTTGTTAACTAAGAAAAAGTCTTGATTTGTATTTTGAGGAACTACTGTTGTAGAACGCAAATCCTCCCCTTGAATTGCAACAAGAGGAGGAACGTAAAGTGGATTATTTTCAACAAATGTACCTGCAGCTACTTCTACAGTATCACCAGCGGTGGCAATACCTAGTGCAGATTTAATTGTTTTCTTTGCTTTGAGTGGACTACTACCATCATCACTATCGTCACCAAAAGTAGAAACATAGATGAATTTACCTTCAGTTAGTGCTGCACCAGCACGAACGTTGAGAATTCTTCCTGCTTCTTCCTGCATCCAAAGAACACCATCTCTGGTGTTCATCGCAATCTCACCAACAGGTAATTGAACGGAAGTAGGGACCTTTCCGGCTACAGAAGATCTCTTAAATCGAATGTTGGATGCCATATGGCTTATACGATGGTGGCTACCTAGTTACCGATATTTATCGGTCTCAGTCTATTTAGATAGGTCGTCAACCTTAGCCTTCAGTTCCTGAATCTGAGTTTGTTGATCTTTAATAGCCTCGATCAAAAGACCGACAATGTTACCATAAGAAACTGACTTCAAACCATTAGGATTGTCTGCAACAACTTCAGGAATCACTTTTTCGACCTCTTGAGCAATCACACCGATTTCACGAGATGTGTCTTCTATATCAGTACGATTATATTCAACTCCACGAAGTTTAGAAACTTTTTCTAAAGCATCAGAAATTGTCTCGATGTTTTCTTTGACACTTTCATCAGAAGTTGATCCAATTCGTCCCTCTACAAATAACCTACCAGTACTAGGAATATAGGTAAAGTTTCTATCAGTATTAGGTCTTTGGTTACCTGTTTCGGATCCAACAAAAACAACATTATGAGCACCAGTAGAAGTTTGATCCTCTAAACAGTTAATATTTGTTGCATTATCGGCAGTGCCTTCAAGATTACCATCAAATGTAGTTGCACGAATTATGTTAGTGCTCGGATTTATACCAATAGTACTACCATTGTCAGTTTTGATGCGTAAATTAGAAGCACTGGCCTGACCATCATCGACAAAACAAGGACGATGCCAAGCGTTTCCAGTATCATGATCAACTCTTACATTAGTAGAATTGTCAGCAGTACCTTCAAGGTTACCATCAACAAATGTTGTTGTTAGTTCACCCGTAGAAGGATTATATGTTAATCCACTGTCAGTATTAATTCTCTGGTTACCAGTTGTAGCAGTACCAAACGTGATGTAATGGACGGCATTAGTGGTATTTCTTGCACGAAGATTTACATTGGTAGCATTGGTAGCATCGTCAGCAGTACCTTCAAGGTTACCAACGACATTACCAGTGACATTACCAGTAACATTACCAGTGACATTACCTTGAAGATTACCATCAAATGTACCCGCCGTTAAGACATGGGTACTTGGATTATACATTAAGTGTGTATTATTAGTATCAATGTATGGTCTCTGATATCCAGCACCATTGGTGGCACTAAAGAGAACCTGATAGTTTACGTTGTCATTCTTTTCATCAACATTAATGTTGTTAGCATTAGTAGCAGTATCTGCACTAGTAGCACTAGTAGCAGTATCGGCATTACCTTCAAGGTTACCAAAGACATTACCATTAACATCACCAGTGACATTTCCTGTCAAAGGTCCACTAAAAGAAGTGGCTGTTACAGTACCAGTTACACCAATGTTACCACCGAATGTAGAAATACCAGTAACATTGAGTGACTCAACATTTCTCAAAGTTGTTACACCAACAAAGTTGGAGTTTCCAGTAACATCAAGTCTATTTGAGAAAGTTCCAACACCACTTACAGCAATCTCATCGAATGTGATCGATGCAAATGTGGTATTACCAGAGAATGTACAAACACCAGCACAAACAAATGCGTCGGCAATAATTGTACCGCGAACATCTAAACCGTCTGCTGCACCAATTCTAGATGCACTTGTAGATCCAACACCAACAGTATTAAGACTGAGTTGTGTCTCATCAACTTCTGTAGAAATAAGGCCAAATCTCTTCCAAGCTTCTTGAGTATAAACCCAACCAATATATTGTCCGAAACTTGGGTTAGAGTTGAAAACAATGTCACCAGTTGTTCCAGATGTAGTTGGTTTGGAAGGAGAATATGTGATGGTTCTATTTTCGGTAAGACCACCGTTGATAGAAATCTGAACTGTTTCAATACCATCAGAACTGGTGTTAGTCAGTTTTTCATTCGTAACAACTGGACCATTAAATCTGGTGGTACTGTTATTGTTACCATCAACTGTAATACCCTCTCTAACCGTTACCGAATCAAAGATAGCATCAAGTCTTGTACCAGTTCCAGATCCATCTTGGTCAGCACCAGTTACAGTCGGAACAGGAATGTTGAAAGTGGCTTCAGTGCCATCTTGTGCATTGATGACTTTATTACCAATATAGAAGTCACCAGCATCATTCATACCAGTGTAAACAACTGCACCACCATTAGGTGTTTGTGACTGACTCAGGAATTGTTCTTCTCTAGAAAGAATTCTATCCTGTTTCTGAGGAAGACCACTGGAATAGTTACCAGGACCATAACCAAGATATTCAAATGTGTGACCAGATGCACGAAGAATGGAGTGTCTTCTCTTCTCAGTTGCAAGAATGCGAAGTTTCTTGACCAGAGAACTTGCGTCATGAGCAGCAGAACGAGAACCAAGTTGACCTCTCAGAACTGTAGCTGCATTAGAAGCAAAGTCAGAGGAGATACGAATGATTTCACCATCAATCTGTACATAATCACCTTTCTGGAATCCAGAACTATCACCAAGAGTGAGAGTCGTAGAGGTAGCATTCAGACTGGAACCAGACATTGCTGTCTGAATACCAGTTCTGAAAGGAACATGTCTTTGTGCAAGTCTCTCACTACCAGCCTCTGTTACTCCACCACGAGCTGCATAGTTAACAGGTAAGACAGAACCACCAGATGTATATGTTGCAGCATCATAATCTTCATTGAACTTGAAGTTGAATTTAGTCGTACTGATTCTTTCTCTAACAATATTTTCGGTATTAAAGATAGTCTGTGCGACACCAACAATCTTGAATGGATTGTTAACGTTGAGTCCATGAGCTCCTGCAGTTGTAACAGTGACAACACCAACCGAACTATCGTAAACAACATTAGTAATGTCTGGTACAGGACCAGCATACATCATGAATCCAGTTGCAAGACCAACTGTATTCACATCATAATAACCAGGCCAGAATCCATTGTTGTATTCGATTGCTTGTGGTCTGATTGCAGTAATTGTATGGATTCCATTGTATCCACTGACATAACGTGCAAGAGAAGTACCAACACCAACGATTTCAATTGCATCACCAATGTTGTTGGAGATCTTATTAACTGTGACCCAACCTTGAACGTGACTTGCAGAAGTTTCTACACCTGTGATATTCAGTGTGTGACCAACTCCATATGCAGAACCACCATCAACGATCGTGATAGCAGTGATACCACCGTTTGCATCAATGTCAATGTTGGCTGTTGCACCCCTACCAGTCTCGATGCCAGAATAGGTCAGAGAGGCGTTGTAGAGGGTCGTGGAGACACCTGCACCATAATTCAGACCAGTAGAACCCAAACCGACAGATATAATGCTGTTCAGGTTATGTTCGCGATCTGTATAAATCGTGGTGATACCTTGTGTAGATCCTTCTGCAAAAGTAATTCCAATACCGATACCATTACTTCTAATGTATCTGTTGGTAAATTCTTTTGTGATACTGTAACGAAGATCGTTTGTTACAACCTTACCTTGTGGTGTGTTGACAGCAAAACTGGATGCCTGAGATGGATCCATGACGAAGTTATCAGCATCAAATTGAGGATACAGGTTCTCAATCTGTTGGTTATAACCGAAAGATCCAAATTCGTTGACAGTTGGTTTGATACTACTGTCAATACAAATCAGATGATAAACACCATCTTGTTTGTTGTACTCATGAGCTTTCAGAGTTTCGACACGGTATACTGTGAAAGTTTCTTTAGACGACTTTCTGGATACTGTAGGAAGACCATCATCCCTTGTGGAAATATTGTTGATGAAACTTCCAGGATCATTGGAGAAATTAACCTCAAATCCTTTGGAGCTACTGATTCCAGTAACAACTCTGGAAATGTTATATCCACTGTTAGCTGCACCAACTGTGTTACCAGAACTCTTGATGTTCAGGAAGTTAACAGTATCTCCAACTTCAAAGTTATGAGGTTTCTCAGTGACAAACGTTGTGACACCACTATTTGAATCGCGATCCAGACCTTTAAGAATACGAATATTTCTCTGAATCGTCGCATTTGGAATATTGTCAGTGAAATCACTTGCAGTTGTTACACCAACAGTACTAGAATCTTGAATTACAAATCCAGGAATAGGTGGACGTGCATCTTGTGATTCTTTAGGAAGCACATAACGAAGTTTATAGAGTTTATCATTGATCGATCTATTATCTTCTTTTCTCTTGAAGAACGACTTGTTAGTTCTCGCACCAATAGCAGGGCCATTTGTTACCAGGGCATCATAAATTCTGTTTGTAACTGGATCAATGTCACTGTTAATATACCAGTTAGAGTTGGTAGTATCGTATTGAACTGGATGTCCATAATCTCCAGGTTGTTTATCAGTAACCCTAGAGTTAATTCTGAGTCTACCACCCTTATCATTGTTAATAGTAATAAAATTACCAGATCCACCAAGAATAGCTTCGTTTTCTGTTCTTGCAAGTTTGATCTGATCAGGATTCAGAGTTTCATTAGTAGAATCATTTGTAACTGCATAATAAATTGTATTACTTTCAATGCCATCAGGTAAAGAGCCATCATCAGAGATTACACGAATACTTTCTCCAGCATATAGTTCGTGATTTTCCTGAAGAGTCAGAACACTAGTTGTAATGCTGTTAGCTGCACCAACAAATCCAACATTATATTCTTTTGTCCTCGATGGTCCACTTGTACCATCTTTATTCAACATTCTAATTGGAGCAGAGAATGTTCCTACACCAGCAATAGAGATGTTGAGAAGGTCTGGATCAGTGCAGAGTTTATCTTGACTAAATGCCGATTTTGCACCAAGTCTATAACCCTCAATAACAACTGGGGGTGGAACATCTGGATCAGTAAATTCGTCGATGAAAATTTTCTGAGTGGTTCCAACACCAACAGGATTTGTGGTAAGACCAACATTCAGAGTCAACCACTCTACTGATTTTTCAGCCTTACTTAATCTACGGGGAGGAACAATGTGTGTTACATATCCTCTATTATCTCTGTTAAATGCCTCGTCTTGGAATCCATTTGCAATTAGAGATTTTGCACCAAAGTTAGAGTTGGAGTTGGTAATTGATTGGTCACCACCAGACTCTGCAAGGAAGTGGTTCGCATAACCGATAGCGAACACAGATACGATCTGAATAACAGACTTGTTAGAACACTTGACGTGATAATTTTCGTAAGATGGTCTATAAACTGCCTTACTGTTTAAGTAAAGTGGTTTTTCACTATCCGCAACTGTGGCATTAGTATCATATTGACCATTTGTTTCATTATAGAAGAGGAATGCATTATTATCTTTCTGCAGACCAACACCAGTATATTGAGCAACAACCATGGACTTAAAGCCTGTGGCTTTAGATCCATCAGCGTGCATACCACACATACCATAAACAGATCTCAAAGAACAGTTAAAGATGTATGGTGATGCGCCAGATACAGTATCTGTATCTGCAACAACTTTTTCGTCACCATCAAGATCTGGTAATCCATCTGTAGGTGGAGAACTTGATCGATATGTGAAGATTCTTTCTGAAGATACACCAGTTACAACAAAGTTACCATTGTAAATATTCGGATATGTATTAACACCAGATACTCTAAATTCACTATCAACAACTAGATTGTGTGGAGTGTCACAATCAACCGTAATTGTTGTAGAAGTATTTGTCTTAGAGCCAGCACCAGCACGGATACTTGTAATACCTACATCAAGTGCAGAAACAGGTCCAACAATCTCATATTCAGGCAGTTTAGCCTGCATATCTTTATTAGTTGGGAAGTCTACAATTGCACGACCCGAACTATCACCATAAGCCTTTTGGATCTTATGATAATACATCGAAAGATCACTGGTAGTGGTAGATGTACCAATACCAACACCATTTACACCATCCGCATATTCAAATACAGTCAGTTTGTGGTGTGAGAAACTTGGAGTATATCTATCGTTTGAATAGTCTTTATAAACAGAACCCTTTGAATCACCATCAAAAATAGTGAACTGCCAGAAATAACATCCACCAGTGATACGGAAGATAGCCGATCTCAGGATCGCATCATCTGTTGGATCAGGAACAAACTTTGGTCTAATGTTGGTCTTACGCAGATCCAAACCAACAATAGAGACACCACGGGGCACAATAACCCCACCTTCTACAGAGTTATACTTAAACAGTTCGTTTGCAGAATCATCAATGTTATAGTTACTACCCGAACTTAACTGGTTTAAACTTACCTCAACTCCATTTCTGTCGCGATAAATCGCATTGGACCCAGACTGTACTACGTTATATCCAGGTCTGTTATCAATTTCGTGCGTTCCAGGATACAACAGAATGGTGGTTCTGTTGAATTTATCGTTATTAAGACCGATCTGATATGAGAATCTGGCAGCTTCTAAGAGTGCCCTCTGAATTGTCTTGAAAGGCCTCGTTAAGGAGTTACCCTGATTGTCGATACTATCAGTAGCATCAAGATCAGTTGGGTTTACATAAAGAATGTTACCTTCAACGTTCTTTAGGAAATTCTCTAGTCTACTTAAAGGCATTTCGCGATCCTGCGGATTACAAGATTTCTTCTCCTTATATTTAGACAATCATGACTATGACCTGTGTCCACAAAATATAGATATACAGAAACGACCATGACCTTGGCCTTTCCATCTTTCTGACATCACCACAGATTTTACTTCATGCATATAACACCCAGGAAATGCAATGAATCGATTATTTACTGGTTGAAATTGTAGTCTCATTTCTGGAGGATCTTTTTTTGTTCCATTATACAAAAGTAACTCACCACCAGCAAATTTTCTTGGTTTTATATCAAACCAATATAACCCAGTTATGAATGATGAATCATAGTGTGGTTTATAGTGATCACCATCTTCATAGTAAGAAATCATCATTTCATCCCAATCTACAGATTGAGCTAAATCCACAATGACTTGATTTTTAAACTCACCATAGAGTTCACTATCAAATATTTTTTGTCTGAAAATTTTTACAGTGTTTGATGCGTTTTTATTATCCTGATAATATTCATCATAAGATAATATTTTATTTTGTTTGAGAATCTTATCGTTTTGTTTAGCTGATCCACCAAATTTGGCATCATAAAAATGAGGCATTAAAAGTCTAGTTTCCTCAACAACTTGAGAAAAACTATCCTCATCGAGAAAGTTTTCTTTTACAATGAATGGTATTTTTTTCATGACCAGAAATAAATCGAAGAGACAGGATTTGAACCTGCGGCCGCTCGCTCCCAAAGCGAGAGCTCTACCAAACTGAGCTACTCTTCGTGGAGCCCCCGAACGGATTTGAACCATCGACCTTCGCTTTACAAAAGCGCTGCTCTACCACTGAGCTACAAGGGCAATCGTCATACACTTTGCAGTATATGACTTGGGAAGGGTCCCGACCAGAGCGAGTTTAGAGTCATCTCGGGACTATCCAGGTAAAGTCAAACTATTTTTATATCCTTCAAGTTGTTCTGAAGTGTATTCATATGTTTGACCCATTTCGGTAACAACGAATAGTATATCATATTTACCAACTTTGTAAGTATATTTGTCTTTGTATCCGCTCATAGTGCGAAGACCAACAACATACTTTCCAGAAGGTGCCTTAGACTTTGTTGTTTTCACTTGGACTTTTTTTAGTCCGTCTGGATATTCAACTACAAGATCATACTCTTGACAGTCATTTAAAGGAATACTAATCGTATATCCTTTCAATGTATAGTAGGCAATAGCTTGCCCCATTCCAACATTACCCTGAGAATGACTATTCTTACATTCGTTGAATAACATGACGGACTATAACACTGTTATTATTTATAATAACAGAAGTGGGACGAGAGGGACTTGAACCCTCACGAGCACAATGCTCAACTGATTTTAAGTCAGGTGCGTCTGCCGATTCCGCCACCGTCCCAAGGTG